TCAAGTACAAATTACACATTTGCTTCGTATAGTCCGACACCAGAAACACTTGCAAGAATTAACGTTACGCCATCTCCAACCGATGCAAATGTCAATACACCACACATTATCACTTCAGATATATCCGAATTTCCAAATATTGTAAGTGGTGAGTTACCAGATAATTTTGCTGGTGATGCCATGCTTCAGGTCGGAGAAGATGACCTACATATACTACAACAGAAAACAACAGATTTACAGTAAAGGTAAAGAAAATGCCACGCACACTACAATTTAAACGATACGGTTCAGCAACATTGGCCAATACAACTGGTGCTAATGGCGAATTAATTATTGATACAACCAATCAAACTTTAACAATTCATGATGGTGTAACTCCTGGTGGTCGTTCACTAGCAACATCAAATACAGCAAATACAAAACTATCGGCCACTGGTGGTACAATTAATGGTAACCTAACAGTAACAGGTAATGTTGCAAGTAGTAATTTGGTAGTATCACAAGCTATTAATGTAAACAATTTAACCGTGACAGGAAATTTAATTGTTGATGGTGTGGCTTTACAATGGCACACGCCAATACCTTTAACATCTAAAGGAGATCCTGGTGATCGAGCGGGATTTATAGCAATTGATGATGACAAAATATATCGTTGTGTAGAAAATTATACTAATGGTGCCAATAATATTTGGCGTTTTATAAATTTTACTGGCGGCAGTTGGGGTTAATTAAAAAAAAATACTATGAATGATTTGAACAAAAATTTATCTGATGTGTTTGATATTACTCCTATACCAGAAGAAAAAAAAGAAAAACTTCCGGTACTACAATCACATCATAACGAGCCTGATTTAAAACAGGACCTTACCGATGCGTACCAACAATCAAGAGAAAACCTGCAAGGCCTTATTGACCAAGGTCAAGAAGCAATGCATGAGATACTTAACATTGCTAAAGCAGGACAGCATCCCCGTGCTTTTGAAGTATATGGCACACTACTCAAAAATGTGGTAGACGCCAACAAAGAATTACTGGCAATACAAAAACAAATGCGTGACATGGATGAAGATAAAAAGAAAAGTGCTGGTACTAATATAGACAAAGCCATTTTTGTTGGTTCTACCGCTGAGTTGAATAAACTCATTAAAGGTAAAGAGTAATGTCCATACAAAATAAAGATTCTTATCGTGACAATCCGTTATTAAAAAAAGTTGGTGTCGAACACAAATATACGGAAGAACAAGTACAAGAATACATAAAATGTTCTAAAGATCCAATACATTTTTGTAGAAAATATATCAAAATTGTTAACGTAGACCAAGGTCTCATCAATTTTGATATGTGGCCATTTCAAGAAGAAATGTTAAATCTATTTAAAGATAATCGTTTTGTTATTACCAAATGTCCTCGGCAGGTTGGTAAAACAACCACTACCGTTGGGTATCTTCTTTGGGCAACCATCTTTACCGATTCACAAAACGTAGCCGTTCTGGCAAATAAAGGTTCACTGGCTCGTGATATTCTATCTAAGTATCAACTGGCATATGAAAATTTACCACAATGGCTCCAACAAGGTGTGGTGACATGGAACAAGGGTAACGTAGAACTAGAGAACGGGTCTAAGGTTATTGCGGCCAGTACGTCATCCTCAGCAATTCGAGGCGGTTCTTTTAACATTGTGTTCTTGGACGAATTTGCTTTCGTACCAAACAATATTGCCAACGAGTTCTTTAACTCCGTTTATCCGGTAATCTCATCTGGTAAGTCATCAAAGATTATCATTGTTTCCACACCAAATGGTATGAATCTATTCTATAAGTTATGGATGGATTCACTAGAAGGTCGTAACAACTATAAAAACTTTCAGATTCATTGGTCAATGGTACCAGGTCGAGATGAGGCTTGGAAAGAAGAAACGATTCGTAATACATCAGAACGGCAGTTTTCACAAGAGTTTGAAACTGAGTTTTTAGGATCATCAAACACTCTTATTTCCGGTTACAAACTACAGCAATTGAGGTATATAAATCCAATTGCTGACCATGATAAGATGAAAATTTATGAAAATCCAATCAAAGAAGGTACTGAACACAAGTCCGACCACCTATACTGTATTTGTGTGGACGTATCAGAAGGTAAAAATTTAGATTCTTCGGCTTTTTCAGTAATAGATATATCTTCCACACCATATAAACAGGTGGCCACATACAATAGTTCTTCAATATCACCAATATTGTTCCCTACCGTAATCTATAATGCAGCCAAATTATACAATGATGCCTATGTTTTGATAGAAATTAATAACAATCCTCAAGTGGCCGACATATTACACCAAGACCTTGAGTATGAAAACTTATTAAAAGTCTTTACCGGCAATAAAAAACCACAACAATTATCTGCTGGTTTCGCCAGAGGTGTACAGATGGGTCTTAAAATGTCGCCACAGGTAAAACAAATTGGTTGTTCCAACCTAAAAACTTTGATTGAAGGTGATAAGTTACTGATTAATGACTTTGATACCTACTCAGAGTTGACCACTTTTGAACAATATAAAACTTCTTTTGCGGCTGCCGATGGGGCCAATGATGATAATGTGATGACTTTGGTCATTTTTGCTTGGGCGGCCACTCAAAAATACTTTAGAGAAATAGTTAACCATGATTTAAGAAAACAGATTCAATTGGAAAATATGAATCAAATTGATGAAGAGGTTCTACCTGAACCTATTATTGATGACGGTACAAAACCAGATTTTATGATTGAGGGTGGAGATTTATGGGAAGTTGCCAATGGTGGTGACACCTATTCAAACTATACTGCCAAGTGGTTTAAGGATCTATAAATCCTATGATTGATAAATATTGCTATGGTATTATAACTGCCAAAACACATAATAATTCAAGGAGAATAAAATGGCGTTTCAACTCTCTCCAGGCGTAAATGTTTCCGAGGTCGACCTAACTACAGTCGTTCCTTCGGTATTAACTACAGCCGGTGCTTTTGTTGGAAATTTTAAATGGGGTCCAGCACGAAAAAGAATTCAAATAGATAACGAAATTACATTAGTTAATAGATTTGGTACTCCAGATAACAATTCGGCAACATCTTTTTTTACATCAGCTTCTTTTTTAGCTTATGGTAATAATTTAAATGTTGTTCGAGCTGTTGGAGTAAATTCAAAAAATGCACAATCTAACACAATAACTCCAGCAATACAAATTACAAACGAGGACATATTTGAAGAATCGTATTTACGTAATAATTCTGCTTCTAATAATGGTCCAGTTATTGCTCGTTATCCAGGTAAATTAGGAAATTCTATTACCGTTGCTGCTATCGATTCTGGTCCTAATTTTGAAACATGGAATATTTACGGAATTGGTGTTTCTACATATTTTAATGGCGCTCCAGGAACTTCTGCTCAAGCACAAGCTTTAGGTGCTCTTAATGATGAAATGCACATTATTGTTATGGACACTGGTGGAGAAATTACAGGTGTTAGAAATACTGTTTTAGAAGTATACCCATATGTTTCAAAAGGTAGTGATGCAACAGATGCTTATGGTAATTCAAACTATTACAAAAATGTATTGTTTAATAACTCAAAATATGTTTATATTGTGGATCCTGCTAATGGAGATAGTGCTCAATCAACATTTGGAAGACCTTTAGCCAATACTTCATATTATGTACAAGAATACACTCAAACTTGGACACTGCAAGGTGGCTCAGACGATGCTCCATCAACAGCAAATACTCAAACAGCATATAGTTTGTTTACAAATTCATCTGAAGTAGATGTTTCTTTAGTATTTACTGGTGATGCCAATATTGCAACACAACAATATATAATTGATAACATAGCAGAAGGTCGTAAAGATTGTTTAGCTTTTATATCACCACCTTCTGCAAACGTTATTAATCAATCCGGCAATGAAACTTCTAATATACTGGCATGGAACAATGCGTTAAATCGTTCCAGCTCTTATGTTGTTGCTGATTCTGGTTGGAAATATATGTTTGACAAATATAATAACATATATCGTTGGGTACCATTGAATGGCGATATTGCAGGTCTTTGTGTCAACACCGATAACGTTAGAGATCCATGGTATTCACCTGCAGGATTTAACCGTGGTAATTTAAAAAATGTGGTTAAATTAGCATGGAATCCAAACAAAACTGCTCGTGATAGTTTGTATGCAAAAGGCATTAATCCTGTTGCAAGCTTTTCTGGCAACGGTGTGGTTCTTTATGGTGATAAAACATTACAAGCTAAGCCTTCAGCATTTGATAGAATTAATGTTCGTAGATTGTTTATTGTTCTTGAAAAAACAATTTCTCAAGTTGCTCAATATTCATTATTTGAATTTAACGATGAATTCACTCGTGCTCAGTTTGTGTCCTTGGTAACTCCATTTTTACGTGAGGTTCAAGGTCGCCGTGGCATTTATGATTTCCGTGTAGTTTGTGATACAACTAATAATACACCACAAGTTATTGATTCTAATCAATTTGTTGGTGATATTTACATCAAACCTGCTCGGTCGATCAACTTTATTCAGTTAAATTTTGTATCTGTAAGAACTGGTGTTGATTTTACTGAAATCGTTGGACAATTCTAATAAATAACAACGATATAGGAGAAAACAAATGGCATTTAACGTAGCAGAATTTAGAGCAAATATGATTGGTGACGGTGCCCGTCCCAATCTATTTCAGGTCTCTTTAACATTCCCAACGATAGCAACAAACGGGGTTGCTTCTAGCCAAAAAGCAACATTCATGGCTAAAACGGCACAGTTACCTGGTTCAACAATTAATAGCTTTCCATTGTATTATTTTGGACGTGAATTAAAGTTTGCCGGTAACAGAACATTTACAGATTGGACATTACAAATTATTAATGATGAAGATTTTTTAATTCGCAATTCATTAGAATCGTGGATGAATTCAATTAATAGTCACACAACAAATGTGAGAAACTCTGCCGCTGTAAATCCTTCAAACTATTCAGTTGATGCCGAAGTTACTCAATATGGTAAAGCCGGACAAGAATTGAAAAAATATAAATTTGTTGGTTTGTTTCCTGTAGATGTGGCTCCAATTGATTTAGATTGGAGTTCAAATGATTCTATTGAAGAATATGCGGCAACATTTGCATTTCAATATTGGGAATCAGATACTACTTCTTAATATGTTTTTTATATGGGGTATTTTGCCTCATTTATGTTTAATTGAATTGGAAAAGTAAATAATATGGCAGCTAATAAATTCTCTCTTTTTGGTTTCACAATCGCACGGGATAAAGCCGAGAGCGATCAGTCGGCGCAACAATCCTTTACATCACCGGCTAATGAAGATGGTGCATTAACAATACAATCGGCCGCTTACTATGGAACTTATGTTGATCTGGATGGTACAGCAAAAAATGAAGTAGAATTAATTTCTCGTTATAGAGAAATGGCTATGCAACCAGAAATAGAATCGGCTATTGATGATATTGTAAATGAAGCTATCGTAAAGGATGACGATGGTCAAGTTACCAATATTGTTTTGGATAATTTGAATCAACCAGATAAAATTAAAAAAGCGATTAAAGAAGAATTTCAAAATATTTTAAGAATATTAAATTATAATAATATGGCTCAAGATATTTTTCGCCGGTATTATATTGATGGTAGATTGTTTTATAATATTATTATCGATAAAGAGAATCCAGTTGCAGGTATTAAAGAACTACGGTACATTGATCCACGTAAATTGAGAAAAGTACGTGAATTAAAAAAACAAAAAGATGATAAAACTGGTGCAGAAGTTGTGAATGTGGCCAATGAGTATTACATTTTTAACGACAAAGTGGTTACCGGCAGTTCTACTAATTATGGTCCTATTGGTGTACGAATTACAACTGATTCCATTATCTCTGTTGTTTCAGGTTTAATGGATTCTCGCCGTGCTGTGGTATTATCTTACTTACATAAGGCAATTAAGCCTCTTAATCAGTTAAGAATGATAGAAGATGCGACAGTTATCTATCGTATCTCACGTGCACCAGAGCGCCGTATATTTTATATTGACGTAGGTAATTTGCCTAAGTTAAAAGCGGAACAGTATCTTCGTGATATTATGGTCAAATATAAAAACAAACTTGTGTATGATGCCAACACAGGTGAAGTTCGTGATGACCGTAAATTTTTATCCATGATGGAAGATTTTTGGTTACCACGCCGTGAAGGTGGTAAAGGCACAGAGATTACAACATTACCTGGTGGACAAAACTTAGGTGAGTTGGAAGATGTAAAATATTTTCAAAAGAAATTGTATCAATCGTTAAGTGTTCCTATTTCTCGATTAGAACCCAATCAAGGTTTTTCGATTGGTCGAGTTGCAGAAGTTACACGAGATGAATTAAAGTTTGCTAAATTTGTTGATAGAGTTCGTAATAAGTTTTCAGATATTTTTGATCAAGCCTTACGTGTACAATGCGTATTAAAAGGTATTTGTACCAATGAAGAATGGTCTTTGTTCAAAGAAAATATTCATTATGATTTTATTAAAGATAACAACTTTAGTGAATTAAAAGAAGCTGAGTTAATGACCAACAGATTACAGTTGTTGAGTTCTGTTGATCCTTATACAGGTCGATATTTCTCTCAGGCATGGATACAACGAAATGTATTACGTTTAAATGATGATGAAATTAAACGTATGCAAGAAGAAATTGATGAAGAAAAAGAAGCTGGTCTTGGTTTACCCGTTGGCGTTATGAATGACGTAGCACAACAAACTATGATGTCACAGGTGCCTGCTCAACCACAAAATCCGGATGACCAAGAACACCAAATGGATATGCAACAACAAGCAGCAGACCAAGCAGTGCAACAAGCAAAAGCGGCTTCTAAAGTTAAAGAGTCTACCGGAACATTTGGTAAACTAAAACAAATACTATAAATATTTTGAATGGAGATAATAATGGAAAATACAAGAGCAATTATTGATTACGCTTTTGACGACAATGCAAAAGATATGCGTGATACACTTTATAGTGATATACAAGATAGGGTAATGGCACATTTGGATGCTCAAAAGCAACAAATTGCACAAAACATATTAAAGCCGGCTGAAGATCCGTTGGCTACGGCACAAGATATGGCAGTAGAACCGGATCAAGACCAAGAACAGGAACAAGAGAGTGAAAACACTTAAAGAGTTTTGTAACCTCTACGAAAAAAAAAATAAGGCTGAACAAGATCCGCCAAATATTCTAATAATGAAACGGCAATCTATTAGGTTGTTTCCTAATGGTCAAAAAGTAGCATTGTATTATGTGGATAAAATTAATAAATATGTGACCATACCATATGAATCTATGACATGGTCTGCTTCCATACCAGAAGAATTTAAACAGGAATAAAAAATGGCAAATTCATTTACGTACCAAGTAATTAAAGATACAACAGAACATGTTGTTATTAAACTTACAGCTTCATTTGATGGCACAGGACAAGAATCAAACAGCTCTCGTATACAAGCTAATACATTATATGGTGCTTTAAACGCAAATGCTACAACAGGATTATTGAGTTCTGGTGGTTCGGCTTTACCATATTATGGTTTAGCTTTAAATCGTTTATGGTACGACTGTGGTTCTGATGGAGATGTTCAGTTGTTTTGGAAAGCAAACACCAACATACCATTAATAATCATGAATGGTAACGGAGAATATGATGGTGAAGGAAACTGGACAACCATTCCAAACAATGCAAAAAATACAGCAGGTTGTAATGGCGATATTGGTGTTGTAACTCGTGGTATGGCTGCTAACGATAGTTATACAATGATTGTGGAGCTACGTAAAGAGAATGAATATTACCAGCGTGGTCAGTTTAATGATCCTGCTGCATTCAATTATGGTGAATATTCAATAGATCCATAATGAAAGATTTTATTACCAAATTATTGTCTGGTAATTTAATAGAGGCAAGAGAATTATTAGATAAACGTATTGAAGAATTGGTTAATGAAAAATTTAACCAAATTCAGGACCGGTTGGCTAATGAAATAGCTGAAGGTAATATACAGAAAATAGGAAGAACAAGCCTTGTTCGTGTACGGTTCCGTAAAGGAAAAATACAACGAAGGGTTAAAAAGTCAGCAGTATCGGGTTATACGATTCGTGGTGGTCGTTTAATAAGAATGTCACCACAAGAACGTAGGCGGAGATCAATGGCTGCCAGACGTTCTAAGTTTAAACGAAAAAGTAAATTAAGACAATCGTTAAGAAAACGGCAAATATCTTTAAGAAAACGAAAGGCAATGGGACTATAATGAAGTTAATTACAGAAGTCACCGAAACATTACAATATCTTGCTGAAGATAAAGACGGCAAGAAAACTTTGT